TGAGACCATGATAAGATACTCCGTAGTATCCATCTTCTCTTGTGTGTACAGCCGCTGGAAGAACATTGAGAACTTCTTGTGCGATAACACCAACGGATGGTTTATCATTAATCGTGTAGGTACACCCACGTAATTGTTTTACCTTTTCAATCGCACCAGAAATCTGAGTAATATCGGATTTGAGACGTTCATCCGATGTAAGTACGATATCCGTGACTGCTGTAATGGTTCCGCCACAATTCAGTGTACCAAATGAACCCGTATTTCCTGTAATGGTATCCGTAGCTGTATAGTTACCCTCGTTCCATGTATGTTTTTCCGTACCGGTTGATCGTAGAGCAAACTCTAAATCATCTCCATCGTCCAAAAAGTCAAATACAAGTTTGTAATTATTATTATTACCGACTTGTTTGATTACACACTTATCGGTTTGACTTGTACCAGCTTGGAGTGTCATGTAATCATCACCAGACAATGACAAACCATTTAATGAGCCTGTTCCGCCACAATTCAGATTACCAAATGACCCGGTTTCGGACGTTGTCACGTTTTTCAAACTGGCTGTTCCGCCACAATTCAGTGTACCAAATGAACCCGTCCCTGTTGAAGTTACAGTACCCGTGAACGTTGTCTCACCAAGTGAACACGTACCACCTTTCAAAGTACCAAATGACCCCGTACCGAGTGGAGATGTACTTACACCACTGGTGAAATAAGCCACACCACCCTGTGATATTGATGCATTGAGGTATTCTTCCCCATTTCTTATATGAATACCCCCCTCTACAGTTATAGTATTTGTAGTACTACCTGGGTTTATGGTCACTCTCCCAGGTACATTGCCACCGTTCTTAATCGTCAATTTATCATCCACATCTAGAGTGTTATTGATTTGCATCTTACCAGCGAAGGAAGATGTACCATCACTGTTGATGTATGCGTATAGGGATTCATTCGCATCTTTCATACGAAACGACCCAAAAACGTCTATATCCGTATTACAATCAATCGTGTCAACCTCAAGATGTCCCTGGAACGAAGCGTTACCATCGTTACGGATGTATACGTTTTCATCTGTACCGTCATACATCGCAAAACTTTGACCATACACGAAGGCATTCGCATCGATGGTCATATCACCACCAAAGGACGACGTGTTATTCACGATAACGGGTCCACCGAACGTTGACGTAGAAGGTGAAAGAACTTTAATACCACCAACAAATGAAGAATGACCTTGAACGTCGAGTTCATTGTTAATCAGCATCTTACCAGCGAAGGAAGATTCACCACCCTTATTGATGTATGCGAATAGGGATTCATTCGCATCTTTCATACGAAACGACCCAAAAACGTCTATATCCGTATTGCAATCAATCGTATCAACCTCAAGATGTCCCTGGAACGAGGCGTTACCATCGTTATGGATGTAGATATTTTCAGTTAGACCGTCATACATCGCAAAACTCTGGCCATACACGAAAGCATTCGCATCGATGGTCATGTTCCCACCGAAGGACGACGTGTCCGCAATTTCCAGGGTATCATCGACCTGTAAGGTACCCGTGAACGATGACGTTCCACCCACTTCTAGATTTCCGCCAATATCTACATCGCGTAAGAAGGATCCAGTTCCGTCATTATGAAGTTTGATCTTGACTTCGAGACCGTTACGTACGACAAAACTCTGACCGTATACGAAGGCGTTCGCATCGATGGTCATGTTCCCACCGAAAGAAGAAGTGTCTGCAATTTCTAGGGTATCGTCAACCTGTAAGGCACCTGTGAACGAAGACGTCCCACCCACTTCAAGAGTTCCCGCAATTTCAATGTCACCACCAAACGAACCGTTACCGTTGGTCTCGAGCAGGATCGTATCATTGTTGACACTGATATTGGTCGTCGCGTGGACATTTCCATCGATGCCTCGTAAAAGAGTAGACTGTACGACTTCCTTTGTAAGGTCGTTATAGCCCATGATGTTGATGGTGTTACTATCATCAGTCTGTATGGGTGCAATAACGAGTGTGTCTCGTCTAATCGCATTAAGTTGATTACCAGTGGCATTTATAACCGTCGATCGATCCGTGTTATCTCCCAACTCTTCCGTTGCGTATTCTTGTGAATTAAAGCCTATAGCAATAGAATAATCACCGATATTACGTCCGGATGTAATACCCAATACGGTAGCTTGTACACCGACACGATCCTGACCGGATCCAGATCCTAGAACGATATTACTTGTGGTCGTGATACGATTTTTCAGATCATTGACATCATCCTGCAATGCCTGCCCTTCTTGAAGAGCGGTAAGAGCTGGCTGAATAGTTGTTTGTAGTGCAGATATATTGGAAAAATTATTGGCGTCGTTTCCTTGTAAAATGGTGACATTCGAAAACGTCCCATCGAGAATGACAGTATTGGACAACTGGTCCGCGACTACACCATCGATGCGTCCAATATTAGAATCCACGATTTCCTGTAAGATGGTTATGTTCGAAAAATTGTTCGACACGATGAGACTGTTGGAGAGATGCACTTCTTCGAGTACTTCGATACGATCAACATTGTCGGCGTGATCACTTTGTAACGTCAGGAGAAGTGGGCTATAAATATTCTGTATACCACCCCCGACAATTATACCCCCCAAAAAGTTCTCCAACTGTAGGATGTTACTCTGTGCAACAGAGATATTCGAGAAGTTATTGGTGGTGAAAGCTTCCAAATTCGACGTTCTCGTGAAAAGTTCCTTCGTGTCACCAACATCGACCGTCGTAGCACCCTTGGCGACGACTGTTCGTTCACCACTATCATCGAGAACGTTATAGATGATTTCTCGAACTTGAGGTGTTTTACCAACCATGGTTTACTATATTAGTTTCCGAATAAAATTCCGGCCATTCCGTCCTGGATACGCAACACGTTGTAGTTTACGGCGTAGATTCGAATGTCTTCACCTGTTCGCTCAGTACCGACAGCAGCATCGCGAACCTGTAGCCGGGCATTATCTAAACGACTGAAGTTGCATGAACCCGTAGACTTGTAGTCTGAAGCGTTTGTACAGAAATGGTACGCATAGTACCGAGTATAGAATGGTGTGTTGTACAATTCGTGGAATGCAGAAATACCAAAATCAGAATGAAAATAATTTTGTACCGTATGAAAATACGTCGGTGTCATAGCCTCGAAAAGATGTGTACCGTTCAATAAAATATCGGCAGAGTCAAAGGTGAATCGATCTTCGATCACGTTACTGGATTTTGTGGGTATCCCAAAGAAGAGTGACTTCACTGGGTGATTGAATTGAGAAAGATCATAGTCGTTGTACCCTGGTGTGAGCTTCTCCTTGATTGTCTGCGTCTGTGTGATGATGAAATCCAATTTGGTGGATGTGAATCGTTTACGTTCTGGAGCATCCAAGTATACGTAGTTACCATACAGCTTGGCCGAGAATGGTGTGTCCATGTTTTGTTGAAAGTTGACCCGAACTTCCACCTGGTGATATTGAAGAGCCACCATGGGAATGTAGGAACTTTTATTGTTGAAAAAGAAGGTTAATGGAATAAAGTTTGTATTATTGACGGAGCACTTATTGTTAATCTCCTGAGACTTCGTGTATGTGTCTGCGAGGTAATTCTGATAAACGTCACTCATAAAGTCAAAGGGTTGAGAATCAACTCGTTGACCACCAATGTATAGATCAATTGTCGAACCCTGGAACCCTTCGACGAGGTTCGTACCTTCAAACCATAACCCCGTGAGTAGATCACCATTTGTGGGAATGACACACGAATCTTCAGCTAGAGAAAACTCTTTGATCAGTTTGGGAGCCTGAGCAAAGTTTGTATGTCTCGTATATTTGGAAGTGAAGAGTGATGTCCCTTCACCACTCATGTAATAGACATCTTGAGCACCCTTGGAAACAAGTTGAACGAGTGCACCAGACATATCTATTAGATGTGTAGATTATAAAAATTGACACTTACCCTGAAATGGGTTCACTTCTTCCTTATCCTCGACTGCGTCGATTCTAAATCCACCCTGTTTATAGACCCGTAGTCTTTTCTTGTACATGGCAAATAGTATAGACCAATGGTCGACGATGTCGTAGATGTGAGGATTGTTATTCTTACCTGGCGTCTCTCGCATGACACGCCCTATTGACTGTTGTATGTCAGACTTTGGGGTTGCCAAAATGACTGTGTCGAGAGTTGGAATGTCCAAGCCTTCGTGAGCCTGACTGAAGGTTGCGAAAATGATCTTCTTCTTCGATGATGCTTCGAGATCAGCCTCTTTCATACCCCCCATATAGAGTCCCGAGCTTTTTGGGAAGCACTGATGGAGAAATTCACAGTGCTGTCGACGATCGCTTAGTACCAAGAGTTGTCTGGTCCCTTGTGAAGCTTTTTTTACCAGGTTGACAAGCATCTTGTTACGATCTCTATGTTCGACCAATTCTGTAATCATGTTGACAAGTGACAATTGTCCATTTCGTGTACAGGGTGGTGGATTCTTAAACATTGGACATTCATATTGAACGGAAAAAACTTCAACCTGTTCTTGATTCTGGCGTTCAACTGCGAAAAATGTTGGACCCATGAACCAATGAAGCACCTTGCTTAGACCATCCTTTCGGACAGGTGTGGCAGACAATCCAAAGATATGTCGAGGACACATCTTGAAAAGACTTTGACTAAAGACCTTAGCACAAATATGGTGAGCTTCATCCACGATGACCGTCCCGATACTATCAAAGTCACTGAAGGAGTACTCTTTGAGAGACAAGGACTGAAGCATCGCGATGACAAAGTCGCATTCAACCTCCTTTTTATTTTGTTGAACAACACCTATTGTTGCTCCTGGACAAAACTGTTTGATACGTTCACGCCATTGATCTGCCAGAAACTGCTTATGGACGATGATCATCGTTCTGTACCCGAGTGTACATGCTATGGCCAAGGATACCGTCGTCTTCCCATAGCCACATGGTAAAGAAAGGACGCCGTGGCCTGCTCGAATTGCTGCCGCATGTGCTTCGTTCTGGTGCGTTGCATCTCTGAGCTTTCCGGTAAACTTGATCCTGGTTCTGGTGGGGGCTGGTCGCTTATCTTGTGTAGGCACATCAGTTCCGTAGAATCTTGGAACGCAGATTCCACTCTTAGCTGTTCGGTAAACTTTGAAAGGTGGTGGAGGAAATCCGTATTCATTGTTCACGAGTGGCCTTACCGTAAGTTCTTTTTTAATTTCCGGTGTTGGACTCTCTAGGATGAGTCCAGTCCTGGTGAGGACCGCCATGAATTACTTATTTAAAGGGGACAAACTTTAAATGAGTAAATGCCTACTGTCGACGTTGAAGAAAATATTAAGAAGCTTCGCATGAACATTGAACAACTGACCCAAGAAGTTTTCAGACTTCAGGGTATGCTCCAGACCTTTGAGGGTTTCAAAAAGGGTGGTCTGACGACGATTGAGCTTCCTCATGACCCTACTGAACAGGTTGAGAGCACCCAGGAAAACCCCGAGTAATCACCCACATTCCATGCACCCTTGAAGTTTATGTCAACATCGACTTCGTCACCCCTTATAAGAGATTGAATCGGACGTCCCT